ATGCCCCGAGGAGGCGCCCGCGTCAGCAGCGGACCCGCACCCGACCCGAACGCGCTCCGGCGCGACCGTCGCGACGACGCCGCGGGGTGGCAGATCCTCCCCGCCAACGGTCGACAGGGCGATGTGCCGCGGTGGCCGCTCGACTACGTGGGCACCCGTGAGCGCGATCTCTGGCGCGACCTGTGGGCGCAGCCCCAAGCGGTCATGTGGGAGCGCCTGGCACAGCACTACGAAGTGGCGATGTGCGTCCGCGCCATCGTCCGCACCGAGGCTGACGAGGCGAAGGCGAACGACTTCACGGTTGCCCGCCAGTTCATGGACTCGCTCGGTCTCAGCGTGAACGGGATGTTGCGCAACAGGTGGAAGGTCGACGGCGCCGAACCGGAGCCGGTCACCGAGGCCGCTAAGACCGCGCCCGCGCGTCGCTCCGCACGCGACCGTCTGAAGGTGGTCGCTGATGAGTAGGTCCGCCACCCCGCTCTACGTGGTGTTGGACTGGATCGAGGCACACGCGGTCGTACCCGATGGCTTCGCCCAGGGCGAGCCGTTCCACCTGTACCCGTGGCAGGAAGAAGTCACGGCGAACCACTACCTCGTCAAGCCTGATGCACAGCTCGGACAGAAGTCGACCGCGTTCGTCTACCGCCGGTCCCAGGTCATCATGTCCCAGAAGTCAGGCAAAGGCCCCTGGGGCGCGACGATCGTCCTCGCAGAGGCCGCAGGCCCGACCGTCTTCGCGGGCTGGGCCGAGGGTGGGGAGCTATACCGCTGCCACGACTTCGGGTGTGATTGCGGCTGGGTCTACGAGTACGAGCCCAGCGAACCGATGGGCGTCCCTCAGCCGACGCCGCTGATCCAGCTCCTGGCCACGTCGGAGGACCAGGTCGCCAACGTCTACCGCCCACTTCGGGCCATGATCAAACACGGTCCGCTGAAGTCGCAGATGCGCGACGGCGAGGGCTTCGTCCGGGTCGGCGACAGCGGCCGGATCGACGTCGTCACCAGCTCCGCACAGTCCCGACTCGGTAACCCAATCACCTTCGCCCTTCAAGACGAAACCGGGCTCTACAACGCCACGAACAAGATGATCCGCGTCGCCGAGACGCAGCGCCGCGGCCTCGCAGGTATGAGCGGCCGGTCCATCGAGACGACCAACGCCTACGACCCGTCGGAGGGCAGCGTCGCCCAGCGCACGCACGAGGGCACTGCGAAAGACGTCTACAAGTTCTTTCCGCAGGCTCCGGCGACGCTGAGCTATCGCGACAAGCGGGAGCGGCGCAAGATCCACCGCGCCGTCTACGCGGGATGCCCGCACATCGATCTCGACGCGATCGAGGCCGAGGCCGCGGAGCTCCTGGAGGTGGACTTCGCCCAGGCGGAGCGCTTCTACGGCAACCGCATCGTTGCCGGCTCCGGCGCTTGGTTGGAGTCGGCACCCTGGCTGTCTCGTGCGACTCCCGATCGAGAGAAGCCGAAGCCGTCCACGTACAAGCTGATGAAGGTGCCCATCGTCCTGGGTTTCGACGGGTCCGACTCCGACGACTGGACCGGTATCCGCGCGGAGACCCTGGACGGCTTCCAGTTCACGCCGACGTACGGCCCGTCCGACCGACCCACCGTGTGGGACCCGGCGGAGTGGGGCGGCCAGGTTCCCCGCCTGGAAGTAGATGCGGCCGTGGATCAGCTCTTCCGGACGTACGACGTGAAGCTGATGTACTGCGACCCGCCGTACTGGGAGACCGAAGTGGACGCCTGGGCGGAGCGCTACGGAGACCGCAAGGTCATCCGCTGGCACACGCGCAGGCCGGTCCAGATGCACGCTGCCGCTGAGCGGCTAAAAACGGACTGCATCAAGCGGGACAGCACCTTCACGCACGATGGCTGTCCGATCACGGAGCGGCACGTGTTCAACGCCCGCATGGCGGCCCGGCCTTCGGATCGCTACGTCCTGGTGAAGCCGGAGCACCGCCGAAAGATCGATATGGCCGTGGTCTCCGTCCTTGCTCACGAAGCCGCGTCCGACGCCATCGCCGCCGGACTCCTGAAGAAGAAGCCCCTGTACATGTCTGCCTGAAGGAGGACCAGTGGCGACGTACGAACAGGCGCTGGTGCTGGTCCAGCGTCTCGAAGACGAACTCTTGAGCCGCCGCCCGTTGATCGAACGAAACTCGGATTACTACCGAGGGAAACAACCCCTGGCGTTCGCCTCCGAACAGTTCCGGAAGTTCCACGGTGACCGATACCGAGAGTTCGCGGATAACTGGGTTCCGGTGGTGGCTGACGCGCCCGTTGAGCGCTTGACCGTGAACGGCATCAAGCTGTCAGGGGCAACGGAGGCCGATAAGGATCTCTGGCGCGTGTGGCAGCTGAACAGCCTGGACGCTGACAGTCAGTTGGGTTTCCTGGGTGCCGTGAACTCGTGCCGCTCCTTTGTCCTGGTCTGGGGTGACCCGGACGACCCGGACACTCCAGAGGTCACCTTCGAAGACGCGTCCCAGTGCGTGATTGCGTACCAGCCCGGGTCGCGACGGAAGCGGCGCGCGGCGCTGAAGCGCTGGGACGACGGGTCAGCGTCATACGCGACGCTGTATCTCCCGGATGAGGTCTGGAAGTTCGAGCGGCCAGTCCTGGGCGTCAGCTCGAAGTCGACGCAGGAACAGGCGATCGACGAAGAGCTGAACAGGTGGCAGGTCCGGGACACAGGTCTGGAGCCGAACCCCCAGCCGAACCCCATGGGCGTGGTGCCGATGGTGGAGCTTCCGAACAGGCCGACGCTGTCTGAGGAGCCTGTATCCGACATCACGGGCGTCATCTCGATGCAGAACGCCATAAATCTCCTGTGGGCGCAGCTTTTCACCGCTGCTGACTATGCCTCCTTCCCTCAGCGCATCGTCCTGGGCGCGGAGGTTCCGGAAATCCCGATCTTGGATGATAAGGGCCAGATCGTGGGGTCCCGGCCGGTCAACATGGAGCGTTTCGCGGTCGACCGCGTCATGTTCTTCACGGGCGAGAACGTCAAAGTCACCGAGTGGACCGCTGCCAACTTGGAGGCATACACAGCCGTGATGGAGGTGGCCGTGGGCCACATCGCGGCCCAGACGCGTACGCCGGCCCACTATCTGATCGGCAAGATGGCGAACCTGTCCGGGGACGCCCTCCTGGCCGCTGAGACCGGCCTGGTCAAGCGGGTGGAGGAAAAACAGATCTGGTTCGGCCAGGCCCTCCGCGAGATGTTCCGCCTGATCGCGCTGGCCCGCGGCGAAGACGCGAAGGCCGCGGACATCGCGGCCGGTCAGGTGATCTGGGCCGACGCTGAGTCCAGGTCTCACGCGCAGATGGCGGACGCTCTGACAAAGCTGAAACAGATTGGCTTTCCCTTCGAGTGGCTTGCGCTCCGGTACGGGCTGTCCCCGACCGAGGTAGCGGACCTGGTCACCATGCGGGACCGGGAGTTGGCCGCTGATCCGATGGGCGCCATCACGCAACTGATGGCGCACGACCCGCGCCAGAGCGTGGAGGACGAGGAGGCCGCGTAATGCCCTCCGCAGTAGCCCTCCGCCACCAGGATCAGCGAGCGACCACAGTCAACCGGACCGCCCGTGCTGTCCTGGAGCGCTGGCACCAGGTCGACCCGACCGCGGTGAGCCGTAGCTGGGCGTTCCTGCTGTCCGAGGTCGTGGCGCTGGTGCGCGCTGGTCAGCTCACCGCCGCCCGTCAAACCGAGTCGTACATGCGGGAATTGCTCGGGGACGCACCCCCGGTCATCGTCCCGGATGCATTCGCAGCCTCCGCGCCCGACGGGCGCCCGCTTGACGCGCTGCTGTCCCTCGCGATCCCGACCACCCTCCGCGCCCTGGCGCAGGAGCTCCCACGGAAAGCCGCAATGGCCCGCGGTGCGGTGTTCCTGGACGTCGCGGTTCGGACCGTGGTCGCGGACACGGGCCGCCAGGCCGACCAGGTCGCGATGGTCGCCACGCCGAGGGTGAGGTCCTACCTCCGGGTCCTGGAGCTCCCCAGCTGTGCGCGCTGCATCGTGCTCGCAGGCCAGGAGTACCGGGTACTCGCGGGTTTCCTTCGGCACCCCCGGTGCGACTGTGCTATGGAGCCCGTCACCGCGAGCCACACGCCCGACGTCCTGAGCCCCAAGCGGGTCTTCGACCGGCTGTCCGCTGCGGAGCGCGTGCGCGCGTTCGGTGAAGCGGGCACCCAGGCGATCGAGGACGGCGCGGATATCTCGCAGGTCGTCAACGCTCGCCGGGGCGTGGCCACCCTCGCGGCCTACGGGCAGCGAGTCCGGGCAACGAGCGAGGGCGCCACCACGCGGGGTCTTGCTGGCGCAAGGCTACGCAACTTCGAGCGGCGCGCGGGTTCCCGCTACCGCACGTCGCGAACTCCGCGGCTGATGCCGGAGGAGATCTACAAGCGGGCCGACGACCGGGAGCACGCCGTCCGGCTGCTCCGCAATCACGGCTACATCATCTGAGCGGCGCAACGCTGCTCCCCGACACCCCGCAATGGAGTTGTCATGCACGACGCCGAAAACCCGACGAACGACGCCCCCGAGGCCGAGGACACGAGCTCTGCGACCGGTACCGACGCAGAGACCACCGAGGGCACGGACGCCCTGGGCGACGCCGGCAAGAAGGCCCTCGATTCGATGAAGTCGAAGTGGCACTCCGAGCGTGACCAGCGTCGGGCGCTCGAACGTCAGCTTGAGGAGCTGCGTGCCACCGCGCGTAAGCCCGAAGGTGACGACACCCCGGACGTCGAGGAGATCAAGCGCCAGGCGACCCGCGAGGCGCTCTCGCAGGCCAACGGGCGCATCCTCCGGTCCGAGGTCAAGGCCGCTGCCGTTGGCAAGTTGGCCGACCCCACAGACGCTTTGGCCTTCATTGACCTGGACAAGTTCGAGGTCAGCGAGGACGGGAGCGTGGACGCGGACGAGATCGCAGACGCGATCGACACGCTGATTCAGAACAAGCCCCACCTGTCGGCCGCAACGGTCAAGAGGTTCCAGGGCACCGGTGACGGTGGAGCGCGCAAGGCGACCGGCCCGTCCCAGCTCACCCGCGCCGACCTGGCGAACATGACCCCCGAGCAGATCACGCAGGCCAAGAAGGACGGCCGACTGAAGACGCTGCTGTCCGGGGGTAACTGACCGATCCGAAAGGACCAGAAGTGGCTATCACGTCGTTCATCCCCGAGATCTGGAACGCCCAGCTCCTCCTCGACTTCCGCGAGCAGACCGTGGCCGCGGCCCTGACCAACCGCGAGTACGAGGGCAACGCCACGGCGGGGAACACCGTCCGGATCAACACCGCCGCCGCCGTGGCCGTCAAGGACTACAAGGCCGCGAACCGGACCACCAGCGCCGATGCGGTGTCCACCACCTCGCAGGATCTCCCGATCGATCAAGAGAAGAACTTCGACTTCTACGTCGACGACATCGACAAGGCCCAGGCCGCCGGCTCGATGGACGCCTTCACCCGAAGCGCCGGCGAGGGTCTGGCGGAGGACGCGGACAAGTTCATCCTGTCCACCGCCGTGACCAGCGCTGGCACCGTGCTTCCGTCGGCGAACCTCACCCCCGCCACCGCCTTCGACGTCATCCGCGACTTGCGGAAGGCCCTGAGCAAGGCGAAGGTGCCGCTCGCGAACCGCGTTCTGATCGTCAACGCGGAGTTCGAGGCCATCCTCCTGTCGTCGGACGCGAAGCTGACCAACGTCGACCAGTCCGGTTCGTCGGAGGGCCTGCGGAACGCTTCGCTGGGCCGCCTGCTGGGCTTCGACATCTACACCAGCGAGAACCTCCCGACGGTGGCCGCTCCCCAGGCCCTGGCGTTCTACCGTCCCTCCGTTGCCTACGTCTCCCAGGTCGAGAAGACCGAGGCCATGCGCGCGGTGGACAAGTTCGCCGACCGCCTCCGCGGCCTGCACGTCTACGGCACGAAGGTCATCCGCCCGACCGGCGTCGCGGTCTTCACGGACACCACGGCCTGATGGCGCTGGTCCTCGGGCCGAACGGCGTCGTGACCTACGTCCCCGATGACATCGCTCGATCGCTCATCGGGGACGGCGGCCGAGGTTACACGTACGCGCCCGAACCGCAGGCCGACGAAACCGAGGAGGCACCGCCCCTCGCCAAGAAGACCCCGGCCCGACGGCCGCGGTCGAAGTCCGCTTAGGAGGTGACCCCGATGGCTCTTGCCCCTCTGGCGACGGTGGCTGATCTGGAGGCCCGCGGGGTCACCGTCACACCGTCAGAAGCCCCGATCGTGGCCACGTTCTTGGATGTGGCCTCCGAGATGGTCCGCACCGCCGCTGGCGCTCCCATCTCCCAGCTGACCACCACGGTCGAGCTGGAGGGGGAGCCTGGTCAACGGCTCCATCTACCGGGCCGACCGATCCGGTCCGTCGCCACCGTCGCACTTGACGGGGCGCCAGTCACCGACTGGAGGCTGGCATCCGGCTCCCTGTGGCGCCGGGAAGGCTGGCAGACCGGATGTGGCCCCTCCGTGGTGAAGGTGACCTACACGCACGGACTCCCCAGCGTGCCAGCAGACATCGTTGACCTGGTCTGCCGCCTCGCGTCCCGCGCGCTCGTGTCCTACCGGGATAGCGACGGCGCCGAGGCTCTCGCAGCCCGGGTGACCGTGTCCGAGCGAATCGGAGACTGGAGCGCGGGCTACGCCTACGGCGATCACTTCTCCGAGGTCGAGATCCCCGAGTACCTCCGCGACCGGTTGTCTGCCCGTTTCGGCGGTTCCGCCCATGTGGTGAGGTCCCGGTGAGCCGCGTCGCACGTCTGCTGAATACGCGGGTCGAGGTGTGGCGGACATCCACAGCGCCCGACGGGATGGGTGGCTGGGTCGAGACCGTCACCCAGGTCGGGACGGAGAGGGCTCGACTCGCACAGCCGTCCGCCAGTGAGCGCGTGGTGGCCCAGCAGTTCGGCTCCCGCCTGACCCACGTCGTCTACCTCAACCCGGGTGCGAATGTCCTCCGCGGCGACGAGCTCCGCCAGGCCGGTCGAGCCTTCCGGGTCCTGGCCATCTTCGAGCCGTCCGAGCCCGAGACCTACCTGCGCGCGGACTGCGAGCGAACTCAGCCGGAGGGCGCCGCGTGAGCCGATACGCAGACCTGAAGGGCGACCGGGACCTCCTGAAACAGCTTCGGAAGATCCACGACGAGGCACCGAAGGAGACCCAGATAGCCCTCCGCGAGTGGTCCCGGGACACACGCGACCTTGCGCAGGAGGAGGCCCCGGTCGACGTGGGTACGCTCCGCGCCGCACTGTCCGGCCGTATCCGCAAGCTGAACGCCGAAGTGGGTCTCTGGGGTCAGAACCTGAAGAAGGCCTATTACGCCCGGTTCGTCCACGACGGCACCTCGAAGATGCAGGCGACCCCGTTCCTGGTCCGCGCCTTCCGCAAGAACCAAGACCTCCGGCCGTACCTGCGCCGTCTCGTCGAAAGGCTGACCAAGTGAGCACAGCCGCCGTTCCACTCCTGACTGCTATCTTCGCTCGCCTCTCGGGGAGCGCCGCGCTCCAGGCACGGGGCGTACGGGTCTACGACGAGGTCCCGGAAACCGCGGTCACGCCGTACGTGACCCTCGGAGACCCGTCGGAACTCCCCAGCGACCAGCACGACGCGCAGGGGCTCGACGTCGACCTGGACCTCCACGTCTGGTCCCGATACCGGGGGTACAAGGAAGCCGCCGAGATCGTGGCGCTGCTCCACGCGGAGCTCGACCGCAAGCCCCTACCAGTCGACGGCTTCACGAACGTGAGCATCGCGGCCGGCGGCGCTCGCTACATGCGGGACCCGGACCCCGAGCTCCGTCACGGCGTCGCGCCCTTCCGGGTGTGGCTGACCGTCGACTCCACCCCCTGACCTGGAGGAACTACCCATGGCTGGAATCGACGCCTTCGGGATCGCCCTGGAGCGGTCCGACATGGCTGCGACGACGCCCGTCTTCACCCCGATTGCCAACGTGACCAACCTCAGCGGCCCGGAGATCGAGCGCGAGACCTACGACGTCACCGCGCACGACTCGCCCAACGGGTGGCGTGAGTTCATCGGCGGCCTGAAGGACGCCGGAGAGGTCTCGATCGATGTGAATTTCGACCCGCGCGACCACGCCACCTTGCTCAGCGATCTCGATGACACCGAGGCCCGTGATTACAAGGTCACGTTTCCGAACGCGATCGGCACGTGGGCGTTCAAGGCGTTCATGACCGGCTTCTCCTCGGAGTCCCCGGTCGACGACAAGCAAGCTGGCTCGATGACTTTCAAGGTCACCGGCAAGCCCGTTCTCACCGCAGGAGCCTGACGATGATCCTTCTTTCCCGTGATGCCATCCTGGCCGCCGACGACACCCCGAGCGAGATCGTGGACGTCCCGGAGTGGGGTGGTCAGGTCCGCGTGATGGCCATGACCGGTACCGACCGCGACAAGTTCGAGGCCTGCATGGTCGGCAAGAACGGCAAGCCCGACCCCGCTAAGGGTCTGGAGAACTTCCGGGCGCGGCTGGCCGCAGCGTGCATCGTGGACGAGGACGGCCACCGCCTGTTCACGGAGAAGGACGTCGCGGCCCTGGGGCGCAAGTCCGCCGCCGCCCTGGACCGGGTCGCAGACGCCGCCCAGCGCATCTCCGCCATGTCCCAGGAGGACGTCGAGGAGCTCGCGGGAAACTGAAGGCGCGGCCGGAGCGGCGGTTCTACTTCCGCCTGGCCGCGCACTTCGGGTGCTCCGTCCGTGAGCTCTTGTGGCGAATGGACTCCCAGGAGCTCTCAGAGTGGGCAGCCTTCGAGATGATCGAAGGGCCCATCGGCCAACGTCGTGACGACATCCTGACCGCGATGCAGATCTCCGCGGTCGTCAACGCCAACCGCGACCGCAAACAGCCGTACCCGTTCTCGGACTTCGTCCCGAAATGGGATCGCACTCAGCCAACCCCCGAGGAGCTTTTCCGCAAGCTCGCCGGCATTAACGCCACCCTGGGTGGCTCTACCCAGTAGGGGATTTCATGGCGACGCTCCAGAATTTGGTCGTCCGCCTCGGGATGGACCCGACCAAGCTCATGAAAGGCGCCAAGCGCGCCACGCGCGAGGTCCAGAAGTTCCGGGAGGACGTCGACAAGACCTCCACACGCATTCGAGCGATGTCGGACGCGGTCGGGAACATGTCCCGTCCGACCGGTCTCCTCGCGATGACAGCCGCTGCAAGCCTCGTCCCGAAGGCGGTCAGCTCGGCCTCGGTCGCGCTCCTCGCTCTCCCCGCGGCCGGTGCCGTTGCCGCTGGCGCCTTCTCCACGGCCAAGGTCGCCACCGCGGGCATGTCGGACGCGCTGGATGCGCTCGCCGACGGTGACGCGGAGAAGATCGCCGAGGCGATGGACAAGCTCAGCCCGTCCGCCCAGCGCATGGCCAAGGCGTTGCACAGCGCCCGTCAGCAGTTCGATGGGGTGCGGAAGTCCGTACAGGAGCGGTTCTTCGCCGGCTTGGACAAGGAAGTCCGAGACCTCGCGACGACGTACTTTCCGCTCCTGGAGACCGGCATGGGCGGTGTCGGGGGTGCGATCAACGGCATGGCCCGGGAAGCATCCGGGGCGATCAAAACCCCCTTCTTCCAGGGCGTTGTTGCGCAGGTGTTCGCCACCACCCAGCGGGCGGTCGAGAACCTAACGCCGGCCGTTGGCCCGCTGTTCATGGCGCTGGGAAACCTGGTCCAGGTCGGCCTCCCGTTGGTCGAGAGGTTCACGGCCTGGATCGGTGCGGCCGGTGATTCCAAGCTCGCGTTCCTCGGGTCCGCCGAGGGGCTGGCCTGGCTCCAGTCCAAGGTCGACGGTGGTATCGCGTCGTTCCACCAGCTGATGGCTATCGTCGTCCCGATCGCGCAGGCCATGTTCGGTATGGGGTCGGCGCTGGGGACGCTGGTCGGCTGGTACTCCCAACTCCCCGCGGGTGTCCAGGCCACCGTCGCGACGATGCTCCTCTGGGGCTTCGCGATCAGCGCCGTGGTGAGTCGGTTCGCCCCGCTGATCGCGGGCATCGGTCGAATTTCCGGCGCCCTGTGGGCATCTGCCACCATAGACGGTGGTCTCCTAAAGACCTGGGGAGCGAAGTTCGGCGCCTTCGCCGCGACCGTCGGGTCCGCACTCGTTCGAGCCGCGACCGCCATCGGCACCTACGCCGTTCAGGCCGCCGTCGGCCTGGCCCGTGCCGCTGCTGCCATGGCCGCATACCTCGCGCGCATGGTCGTTCAAGGCGCCATGATCGTGGCCCAGTGGGCCATCATGGCCGCCGGAGCGATGGCACGCGCGGTCGTGATGGCGGCCTCCTGGTTCGTCGCGCTCGGCCCGATCGGCTGGGTGATCGCGATCGTGGTCGGCCTCGTGGCCCTGATCATTGCGAACTGGGACACCGTCGTTGCTTGGACGTCAGCCGCTTGGGACACGGTCGTTGGCTGGATCTCCTCCGCGTGGGACTGGATCGTCTCGACCGTGTCCAGCGCGGCTCAGTGGGTCGTCGACCTCGTCTCGGGAGCGTGGGACTCGATCGTCGCGTGGGTGCAGGATTTCGCGCATCGGTTCTGGCAACTGCACGTCGACGCCTGGAACTGGGTGAAGGACGCCTTCACCAACGGCGCGAACGCGGTCGTTGACTTCGTGAGCAGCATCCCGGACCGCATCCTCAGTGCGCTCGGAGACCTCGGGAACCTGCTGGTGAACGCTGGCAAGGCGATCATGCAAGGGCTTCTCGACGGGATCAACGCCGCGTGGAAGTGGGTCCAGGACAAACTGAGCTGGATCACGGACATGATCCCGGACTGGAAAGGTCCGATGACCGTGGACCTGAAGCTCCTCGAACCGACCGGCAAGGCGATCATGCACGGCCTGACCGTCGGTATCGACGACGGCGCCGACGGACTGTTCCGTCAGCTCCAGGGCATCACCACCGACATCGGCACCGCGGTCGCCCCACCGAAGGCCACCGCCGCGGTCGACGGCACAGCTGCGGGTGGCCTGACCCCCGCCGCGATCCGCGCCGCACTCGACGGTGTGTCAATCGTGCTCGACGTCGGGGGGCGGCAGGTCCTGACGAAGGTCGTCAACGACGAAAACCGAAGCAACAAACGGAGGTGACCCGTGCCGCTCTACCTGGGTCCGCTCGGCGGGCTGGTCCAGATCCACCCGCTGACCGACATCGATATTGACCCGCAGAGGTTCGGCGGCACGCACACCGCGATTACGGGTCGGCGCACCGTGGACTACCTCGGGAGCGCCGACTCGTACACGCTCCGGTGGCGTCATCGGACGCCGTCGGAGATGCGGTTCCTTCACGCGATCCATCGCCGTCACATCCCCGGGCCGCTCCGGCTGATCCTGGGCGATCTCATGCCGAATCGGCTCTCCCGCTCCGCCGCTTCCCTCGGGTTCGGCGGACGCGACATGTCCGGCATCGAGCTCATGACCGGCTTCGCCACGCCCTCCACCCTCTACCCGTCGGCGGCAGGCGTTCCCGGCCTCTCCCTGCTCTGGTCCGGTTGGACCACGGCCGCGATGTCCCTCGACTACAACAGCCCCGCCCCGGTCTTCCCGGGCGAGACGGTGACTGCCTCCGTGTGGGTCATGTCCCCCGCCGGGGACGACGCCGTGTTCGGCGTGAACCACCACGGCGCGACCGGCGACCTGAATACCCCGACGGCGAACCCAGTCGTGACGCTGGCCGCCAACACCTGGACTCGGCTCTCGATCACGCTCACCCCGGGAGCGACGACGTGGGGTCTCTCCGGAGCACTCCAGCTCATGACGAACCGAGGGGCTGCCGAGCTCTACATGGCCGCCGCCCAGATCGAGGTCGGAGCGGTCGCCGGCGACTGGAACCCCGGAGGGGGCGCCCCGGTCGTGGCCGTCGACTCGATGACCTTGCCCAGCCCATACGGGCATTTCACCGATCCTGAGCTGACCCTTCTGGAGGTTTGACCGTGCAGACCCACGGCGGCGCCGCCGCGGCAGAGGCGATCACGGCCCCGGAGCGGTTCTTCAAGCACCGACTACGCGTCGACTGGGACGGGGATGGCTCCTGGGACCACCCGCTCACGGACATGACCCCGTACATCCCGAGCACCTCCCGGGACCAGGCGGTCACTTCCACGGCCCCGGAGGAGCTCCTCCTCGCTGAGGGCTACGCCGCGGCCGAGCTCACCGTGGTGGTGGCAGGCGAGTTCGACGGTATCCCGCTCGCCCACCACTTCGCGCCGTTCAACGCTCGGAGCGTCTTCTATGCGCGAGGTCTCCAGCTGGGCGTGGACATGGAGTACACGATCTCCGTCTGGACTGTGAACGGCTGGGTGGACTACCCCCAGTTCACGGGCGTGGTTCGCAACGCCAACCCGCGGCGCGGCTCCGAAGATGTCGAGATCCAGTGCCTGGACAACGTCGAGAAGCTCCGCACACCCGTCGACCTCCCGCCTTACGCTCTGTGGGAGTCGCACCTCCAGAAGGGCTACAAGCGCGGACAGCTCGTCGACTCCAGCGCGCTGATCGACCTCGCAGCTCGCACCGGTGGTTTCGACGCCGGCCCAGTCGGGATGACCTGGCCCTCCTACATGGACGGACCGACCTACCAGGCCGGCACGGTGCTCAGCGTGCCGTTCCACGGGAGCATCCTCCCCGAGGTCGGCACGCTGGACGGAGACCAGGGAATCCACCCGACCGAGTCCCTCGCCCCTGGCCCCCGCTCGGAGGCCTACCGCGCAGGTCCGTTCGGCTACCTCGCTCGCAACGCCCCTCCCGCGTCGGAGACCGCGACCGGCTTTCACAAGTTCTGGATCGACGAGTTGGGCCGCGGGGTCGCCGGCACTGCCAGCACGACAATGGTCCTGGGTGGCTGGTTCTACTGGGCGGGTCCCGACGTGGACGCGGACGTCAACGCCATCGAGCTACGCATTCGGTCCCACCGGTTCATCCTCGCTCTGGAGTCCAGCAACGGCGCGTGCATGGCCCGGTTCATGTACAACACCTCGTACAACAACGACTCGTGGAACTCCGGCACCTGGGAGACGATCAACGGTCCGTTCTCGTCTCTGCCAGCACAAACCCCGGGATGGCACTACTACGAGGCAGCATTCAAGTGGTACGACGGCGGCCCCGGTGCCGGCGATATCTGGATGCGCGCCACGATCGACGGTCGCCGCGGCACGCCCAAGCTCGTGGCCAACCGAGCGTTTGTCGATCGGAACGACCGGTTCTCCGGTCTCGTCCAGGTGAACAACACCTGGGCCGTCTCGGATGTGAAGATCTGGAACAGCCGTAACAAACCGCCGCTGGAGGATTTCACCTACGACGTGACCCCGCGGGGCAATGCAGTGTTTCCCGCCACGTGGGGTAAGAACCGGCTCACCCACACCGTCCGGGAAACTGGCCTGGAAGCGTGGACCCTGGCGAAGGACGTCGCGTCAGCCGAGTACGGCGCGGTCTTCTTCGACGAGGCCGGGCGGTTCGTCTTCTGGAATTACCAGGATGTGATCGACAAACAGGCGTCTGTGGTGCGCACGTACACCGTGGATGACCTCGGTTCCTTGGCATTCAGTTACTCCACGGATGCCATCCGGAACGTCTGGGTGGTCACGACGCAGTCCGGAAAAGCGTCGCCGGACATCCTCTACGACCTCGCCGAGGACGGTGTCCCGCTCCGGAAGGCGGGGAACGAGTACGTTCCCGCGGTCTTCGAGATCCCGCCCAACGCACCGCCGGCGGCAAAGGAGTTCTTCCTCCTGGCACCGCCGGAAGCCATTTCGGTCAACCCGTGGACCATCCCGACGATCCAGTCAGGCCCGCAGAGCGCCCGTGTTCCTGGGTACTGGGATCAGTACACGCCCCGCCACGGTCGGCAGATGTACACCGGCTCGACCTTCATCCAGCGACAAGACGGCGCACGCGACCCGAACTCCGAGCAGAAGTTCACCTCCCGCGACATGATCCGGTTGTTCCTGGACAACGGTTGGAACGACCCGTACCACTTCGTCAATCCCGACGGTTCCGCACGCTTCCGCGTCGAGGGGCTGTCGGTCGTCGAAGAGGAGCCGAAGACCTGGATCGTCCGGGACACGGAGTCAGTCGCCCAGTACGGACAGCGCGTGATCGAGCTCCGGGACAACCCGTGGTTGCAGGACGAATGGCAGACAGCGGCGATGCTGACCCAGCTCGTCGCGCGCACCTCACGCCCGATCCCGGTCACCGACGACATCGTGGCGCCGGGCGACCCGCGTATCCAGCTCGGAGACACGATCGAGGTCCGCGACCCGGACGGTATGGGTGAGTCCATCCGGCTCCAGATCCTCGGAATCAAGCGGGACTTCTCCGTCGAAGGCGGGCTCCGCGACACGTACCAGGTCGAGGTCATCGAGCCCGCCCGCGTCTGGAAGCTCGGCTCCCCGTCGTACTCGCGTCTCGGCGAGTCCACGATCCTCGGATAGGAGAACGCGCATGCCCACCATGCCCACCTTCGAGACGGGCCACAACGTCACAGCAGCCGAGTGGAACGCCCACGCGACGCAGATCAACGACAACACGTCCGCGATCGCCACGAACTCCAGCTCGATCGCTGGCCACGCGAGTCGTATCGGCGCGCTGGAGTACAACGTCCTCACCCAGGCCAGCGACTTCCTCCTCTACGGGGACCGTGTGAGCACTGGCCGTCGGGTGGACAGCGTCCGGTCGGAATCCACTTCCAACGGGTTCATGACCGCGTTCGCGACGATCAGCCCGAAGACCTTCACCGCGACGCAGCTCCGCATGTGCGTCACCGCTGCAGCCGTCGGCGCCTCCGGCACGTTCGACGTCTCGTTTCTGCGGGGTCCGAACACGTCGAACCTGGTCCAGCAGTGGACCGCGTTCGGCGCAGCGCACGTGACCACCACCGGTCTGAAGACGTGGACCCTGCCCAGCGTGGCGATCACGGCCGGCGAAGCCATCGGCGTGTGCATCATCTGCACGGCGTGGACAACGCCACCGTCCTGGAGCTCGTCTCCGGCAGGGTCCGCACCGCTGATCAACTCCACGCCCTACAGCGTGTACCAGCCCGGACGCTCCTACCCGCCGGAAACCCCCATCAACATGAGCGACGCCAAGTGGACCCGGAGCAATCAGCTGTTCTGGTTCGCCGTCGCGTGACCCCCGGGAAGCCCCGCATGCCCCACGAAGACTATGAGGCCGCGATCACGTTGCGCGACGTCCACGAAGACATTCGGGCGATGCGCACGGAACTCACGACCGTGATCACGCAGCTGTCGACCGCCACGGCGAACCAGCTCGACCACGAGACCCGTATCCGTGCGCTGGAGCGCCGGGTCTGGACCGCCGCCGGCGTGGCCGCCGCCATCGCGGCCGTGATCCCCCAGCTGGGTCCGATCGCTGCCGCATTCGGAGGCTGATCGCCTTGATGCTGACCAACCTCGCCGACGTTCTCCGGAACGCCGGCCTGAAGGTGGTGGAGGTCCCGGGCTGGAAGACCCGGGGCCACGGCCCGATGTCCGGCGTCCGCGGCGTCCTCTGGCACCACACCGCGACATCCGCGAAGGTCTCCGGCGACTACCCGTCGGAGCGCGTCGTCCTGGAAGGGAACGGCACGACCGACGGCCCGCTGTGCAACCTCGGGCTGGGTCGCTCCGGCACCTGGTACGTGATCTCCGCCGGCCTCGCCTACCACGCGGGAACCGGTTCTCACCCCGCTGTCGGAACCAACGGCAACGGCTACCTGATCGGCATCGAGGCCGAGCACCCCGGCACCGCCGGTAACCCGTGGCCCGCCGAACAGCTCGACTCCTACCGCCGCGGTACGGCCGCGCTGCTGAAGGCGTACGGGCTCGGTGCGGACCGTCTCATCGGCCACAAGGAGTGGGCGCCGGCACGCAAGATCGACCCGTACGGCCTGGACATGAAGACCGAGCGGGCTCACGTCGAGAACTACCTACGAGGCTCCCCAGCACCGGGAGGGATCGAAAGCATGGCACTCGATACGCCGTGGAAGGACACCTACGGCAACACCCAGACCGTTCAGGGCTTCATGGCCGAGACCCAGCGGGACCTCAACGAGATCCACGCGGCGCTCCTCGCGCTCCAGAAGTCCCGGATTCCGGGCGACCCGAACATGACCAACGGCGCGAACGCGCTCATGGACACCGTCGCGCGCGCCTCGATCACCTACGCCATGGTCCAGGACCTCCACCGCAAGGTGGACGAGCTGGAGACCGGCGGGGTCGACGTTGACGCCGTGGCCGCCCGGATTGCCGAGAAGCTCGGCCCGCAGATCGCGGAAGCCGTCGCGAACAAGATCGCCGAGAGGATGGCGGCCTGATGCGGGGACTCGTAGACCTGCTGGAGCGCGCCGGCTGGACCGCCCTTCAGGCGTTCGTCGGCACGCTCGCGGCGGTGAACCTGGCCGACGGTGGGACGGACTGGCGCGTCGTCCTGACTTCCGCCGGAATCGCCGCGCTCGTCGCCGCGCTGAAGGTACTCGGCGTCCGCGGTGCGCAGGTCTCCGCCGCGGTCGACCTCGCCGAGAAGGTTCCGGTAATCCGCCGATGGACCGAAACCACCCCGGTCGGCCGAACTTCCGAGGAGTACGCGCGCCGCGTCGCGCACGAGCTGACCCGAAAGTGACGCACTTCCGCTGCCCCGGTGCTTCCGGAACTCCGGTTCCGTGAGCGCCGGGGCGCGTTGACGTTTCAACGCGTTGTGTTAATCTGCCGCCCTCGGTTCCGGAACTTCCGGAACCCCCGGAATCAGGAGCGGAAGATGTTCCGGAAGTTCACCAGCACCCAGATCGCCTCCGCGGCAGTCGCGGTCCCCGCCGTAATCGCTGCGATCATGAGTTACGAACACCTGCGCGTGGTCGCCGAGTTCGCCGGCGAGGGTTGGCGCGCAGGCCTTCTCCCCCTGTCCGTAGACGGCCTGGTCATCGCCTCCAGCGTCGCCGCGCTGGCCGCCCGACAGGCTGGCCAACGGGTCCACGGGATGACGGCCGTGAACCTGCTGGTCGGCCTTCTGGTCTCCGTGGCCGCGAACATCCTCGTTCCGTTCCTGCCGTTCCTGACCTCCTCCGGCCGCATCGCGCTTTCCGCCTGCGTGGCCGCATGGCCCGCGGTGGCGCTCGCCTTGGCTTTCGAGGAGCTTCTCCGGCTTCGGCGCGCTCAGGTCGAGGTTCCGCAGGAGGCAGAAGTTCCGGAAGTTCCGGGGTTGATGGACGATGTGGACTACATCCAGGCGGCCTTGCTTCCGGAACCGGAAGTGACGGGGTCGCAAGCACGCGCGGAAGTTCCGGAAGTTCCGCAGGAGGCGGAAGTTCCGCACGTCACGGCTCCAGAGCCGGAACTGATCGAGCTTCCGGAAGTGACGGAACCGGAAGCGACGGAACTTCCCGTTGCGGAACCCGTGACCCCCTTCACGGGTAGCGTCCGTGATCTCGCCATCGCGGAAGTCCTGCGGAACCCGGGTATCACCGGCAAGGCCCTCGGCGAGATGTTCCCGCGTGCGGGTCGGCCGCGCTCCGACTCCTGGGGTCGTCAGATCAAGCGCGCCGTTGCGGCGAATGAGTGAAACCTTCTCCGCCATCGCGTTGGAATGTCAACGCGCAGTGCTACGCTTGCGCAGCAAGCCGGATAGAGCCCATAAGGAGCGGGATATGACCCCAGCAGAAGAACTCCGCCAAGCCGCCGCGAAGATGCGCAAGCTCGGAGCCGGTGCAATCTCCGGGCCATGGCGTCGGGGCGATGACAAGACACAACTCGTGTTCGATTCGCTCGGGGCGAGCGTCGCCGGCGTTCACTGGGGCGACGACACCGCCGAGTGGATCGCGACGATGTCCCCTGCTATCGCGGAGCCGCTGGCCGAGCTCCTGGAAGGTGTGGCCGCTCGTTGGTCGTGGACCAACCGCGCCGACACCGACGCGGAAGAGTCCGCCCTCGCCCTGGCCCGCCAGATCAACTCCGCCTGACCCTGGACGAAACGGGCTTCGGCCCGTCGCCGGAATCGAGACCGGCCTGACGAGTCCCACACCATTTCACCCCTATCCCAACGCGCCCACATGCGCGTTGAAATGTCAACGCTGGAGTCCGCCATGCTGCGCTCGATCGCTCGGAGCTTCGCCCGGCACTTCGACGGGCTCCGGTTCATCTTGGCCGTCCTCGCCGCGGCCGTCTTCTCGTTGGCCGTCTTCCTGACCTCGCCGGGGAGCACCTGGCACCCGTTCAGCCCCGATCACACCACCACTCCGTCGACGGCGTCCGTCACGGCTACCGAGTAGCGTCCCCATATCAACGCAGGAGCACATGATGATGCAGAACATCGGAATTGTCGGCCGGAAGCGCTCCGGCAAGGACACCGCCGCCGCGGCCCTCGTCGAGAAGCTCGGTTACGTCCGGCACGGTTTCGCGGACCCGCTGAAGGACGCGGCGCTCGCGCTGAACCCCTTCATCCTCAGTCCCGACCGGGACCACTGGCCCGCAGATGGCCTGTTCGCCCAGTTTGACAGGCTCGCGCCGGCCGTGGAGGCGTTCGGCTGGGAGGTCGTGAAAGACACCTTCCCCGAGGTTCGCCGCATCCTCCAGCGCCTGGGCGACGAGGCCGGGCGACAGGTGCACGGCGAGGAGACCTGGATTCTGAACCTGCTCCGCCGGGTTGCCGCGGAGAACGAGGCCGGTCGCCCTGTGGTCGTCCCCGACGTTCGGTATCCCAACGAGGCGGAATGGCTTGCCAACGCCGGGTTTCTGGTCGTTCGCGTAGATCGCCCAGGATTCTCGACGCCGGTTCCCGGTGAGCACGCCTCGGAACAGGTCGAGCGGATCGGGGTTGGTACGGTGCTGCGCAACAACTCGACGGTGACAGATCTCGAACGGCAAATCATCTCATTGGCCGAACGCGACACCTGTTCAGCTTAACCCTCCTGGGTAACATGGACGCGCCCACCTGTTCCACCAGGTGGGCGCTTTTTCACCCCTTTGGACGCGTTGAAAATGCTACCGTTAAGTACATGACATCTATCGCCGAGCTCATCCACCTGGCCGCCGGTGAGCTACGCGAGTGCGCAACGGCGCCGACGGATCTGCGGACGGCTCATCTCCGGCAAGCCGCCTCGCTGATCGTCGACATCCGCGAGCAATGCGAAGACCCAAGCGGGCGGGGGCCGGACTGGACCGGCAAGTCGAGGACGTACCGCGATGCACTGGCCTCCGTGTACCGCCAGATCGAGGACGAGGTCCCGCCGAAGAGGCTCCGGCAGATGAAAAGCCAAATCCGGTATCACTTTTCGGTGATCGTCCGTGAACGAATTGGCGACGATATCGCGACCCTCGATCTCTTCGGGCTCCGTAAGGAGTCCATTAAGGACACGAACCGCCAGGCTGCCGAGCAGCAACGGGCGCTGCTCGAAACCGTCGGCTTCCTGGCGGAGGACACCGATAGCACCAACGCAGCGGCAAGGCTCGTCCACGGCGCGCTGTACCTCGTGAAGATGGCTGCCGAGGCCGGCCTTGCCGACGCGGATCAAGCCACCCGCGAGGGAATCCGCAACAGCCTTCGCGAGATCGCGCAGAGGCTCCCCGAGCTCGCGACCGCGCCCACCCGTATCGACCTGGCCCGCGAGATCCTCCAGAGCATCGAGCCTGGGTGCATTCGTGGGTTCTCTGGGGAGACACGGGACGAGCTCAGCGCCTTACTGGTCGCGATCACGATCGAGTCCGGCCGACTTCAGGCAGACCTAACCGGCGCCTCACGCCTTACTGACCTCCCCACCGTCTCCTGACGGGACGCGAAACCTCGAAGCTGCCTCTGACCTGCGGAAACGCCGGTTTTGGTGACAGCGGTGACACCCCCTCCCAATGATCGCTATAGGCGACTTTTTCAACACCTACCCCGCCTAAGCACCTATCGGAGAGGGTGTCACCACCGTCACCAGAATCCCCCATTTCCGCAGCTCAGGGGCCCTTTTTGCGCTTCGCGGCACAGTCGAGGGCTGCGCGCAGCGCCGGGGGTCACGCGGTTTCCCCGTTACCTCCCGTTGAGCCCCTTACCCGGGTGTCCACTACTGCGACACCCGGAGGTAGCCGCGATGGCTTCCGTGAAGACCAAGAAGGACCGGCAGACTGACTCCCGGTTCTACGTGCGCGAGGACCGCGAGGAGCGAGTTCCTGGCGTCACCAGCGTGTTGAACATGATCCCCAAGCCGTTCCTGACGTTCTGGGCCGCGAAGGTCGTCGCCGAGACCGCGCTGGAGTGCCTGCCGGAGGTGACCGGCCTCGCGCTGAAGGACAAGCAAGGCGCGATTGACTTCCTGAAGGGCGCCCCCCGCCGCTCGACCTCGGGCGCGGCCGACACAGGCACCGAAGTCCACAACCTGTTCGAGCGCATCGCGCGCGGGGAGCAGCTGGGCCGCGTCCACCCCGACTACCGGCCGTATGTGGACGGTATCCACGCGTTCAACGACAAGTACTCGCCGGAGTACCTCTTCGTCGAGGACACGGTGTGGAGCGACGCGCACGGTTACGCCGGCTCGTTCGACGCCATCGTCCGAATCGACGGCGAAACCGTCATGCTCGACGCGAAGACCACGAGGTCCGGCGTTCACAGCGAAGTCGCGATGCAGCTGAGCGCCTACGCCTACGCGGACCACATCATCGGCCAGGACGGCGAGGTCCACGACATCCCGCAGATCGACGCCGGCGCCGTGCTCCACCTCCGCCCCGAGGGCGCGAAGCTCGTCCCCGCGCGCGTCGACGAGGAGACCTTCGAGGCGTTCCTGGTCTGCCGGCGGATGTTCGACGTCGTCAACACGCAGATGGGAACGATGGTCGGCAAGCCCGTTTTCGACACCACGCTGGAGAAGTCGACCGGCTCCCAGCGCCGCGCCTCGCGCTGATCCACAGGGTTTGGCTTCCAAACCCTGTACCGCCCGAGCACCAACCCGAGACCCGGATTACTCCACACGAGTGATCCGGGTCTCTGCGTTTCCCGCTCCGGACGTGGTGACGCCCTTCCCCTGGCACACGAACAAGGGAGCACCAATGTCCAACCTTTGCCAGAAGAACCACCTCATGGCCATCCGGTGCGTGGAGTGCGTCGCCCAGACGATCTCCGGCATGACGCTGGAGGCGGTCGAAAATTGGTGGGAGCAGGGGGTTATCACCCAGGACGCACTCGACGGGTACCGCCACGTGTGGGCGATCTCCGCCGCCCGGTCCGCAACCTACGACCACTGGAAGGCTCTCCCGAGCACGCCCGAAGGCCAGCACTACGCACGCGCGATCGTGGCCGCCCTCCCGAGCGGGCGCGGCAACTGACGACACCGAGACCCGGATTACTCCACACGAGTGATCCGGGTCTCTGCGTTTCCCGGGGCTTCTCCGGTGACTCCCTTTCCCCGGTGCGAACGACGCGATTCGCGTCTCCCACACCACATCTGGAGCACCTCCCATGTCGCTGCGCATCTTCGAAACCGACGCCGCCGCCCGCGCCCCGAAGCGCCTTTCCGACTCCTTCACCCCGGACTTCCGCCTGAAGGGCGGTCTCCTGGTCAACGGCCGTCCGCAGGCCCTGAGCACCTGGGCGTTCACCACGGACGAGGCCCAGACCGCCTCGATGCTGTCCCAGAGCTTCGGCGGCGAGGTCGAGATCCTGGACGTCGAGAAGGGCGATGACCACCAGATCGTGACCGAGGCCGCCTCGATCGACATCCTTCTGGAAGGCCCGAAGGCCCTCTCCGCCGTGATGGTCCTCTACGGCATGGACCGCAAGCCGATCCACCGTTGCGACGGCATGTACTCGCTGCTGGAGGACGACAAGGGCGAGCCGTGCGGGTGCCCCGCCGAGTTCAAGGCGCGGAAGAACCTCGCGGAGAAGGGCCGCGGCCCGAAGCCCGAGATCAAGCTGACCTTCCAGCTCGCTGACAACCCGGAGCTGGGCATCGGCATGTACCGGACCGGCTCCTGGACCCTCGTCCGCGATCTCCCGGAGATCGAGGAGGAGCTGGGAGACCGCGAGGGCAACGGCCCGATCCGGGCCCGCCTGAAGCTGGTGCACGTCGAGTTCACCACCAACGCCGGTCAGAACGTCTCGTACCACCGCCCGGTCGTCGAGTTCATCTGATCCACCCCGGGTGGGCACCCAAACCCACCCGGGCAAGCGCGCGTAGTCCAGCGGCAAGACGCCCCCAGAGAGCGGGGGAGACGCGGGTTCGACTCCCGTCGCGCGCACTCGGCAAGACCCAACGAACCGAGGAGCCTCATGCCCCAGCACCGGATCACCTACGTCACCGACACCGTCCCCGAGAACCTGCCCGAAGGCGCGACCATCGAGCGCGTCCCCGCTCTTCCGCTCGACCTCGTCGCAGAAGACGGGAAGGTTCTGGTCCTCGTCCAGCAGAGCGTTATGAAGGACGGCGCGTACCTGCACCTGAACAACGCATCCATCCACCTCACCGCCGACGAAACCCGCCGCGTGATCGAGGCCCTCCAGGAGACCCTCCCCGAGCCGGAACCGATCGAGCACACCGTGATCTGCCTGGTCGACGGCGACGGCGATTCCTGGTGGGAGTTGGTGCCTGGGCTGTGGACTGCGGGGTTCGACGAGGCGGAGGCCCGTCTCAACCGCGCAGAAGATGCGGAACTCGTCGTGGACCGCACGCTCGACCAGATCCGTACCGAGTACGGCATCCGGGGCGAGACCGCCACCGAGTGGGGCGGCCGTACGGAACCCCCGGCCGACGTCATGGCGACCGAGGACGCGGACGGCGACCGCTGGTTCCGCTGCGAGGACGGCCGGTGGTCTGCGTACGTGGCAGCCGCCGAGGGCGTCCTCTGGGACGAGGGCCCCGCCAAGTACGCCCCTCACACCATCGTCAGCCGCAAGTAGCACCAACGGCCCGACTCACCTCGGGCCATCAGCGCGCGTAGCTCATCCGGCAGAGCGCCGGTCCCAGAGGACCGGAGGAGCGGGTTCGACTCCCGTCGCACGCACGTCAGCAACACCCGAATCCAGGAGCAACCGATGACCACGACCAACGCGCCCCGCATGGCCGAACCGAAGAACCGCCACGACGCCGATTGCGAGGTGTGGACCGGTGACGGTGCCTGCACCTGCGGCGCCGGCTGAATCCGAAGGAGCGACGCAATGCCCCGATTCCGAATCCCGATGCGTAACACCGTCCACTACACCGTCGAGGTGGAGGCCGATTCGCTGGAGACCGCCCGGGAGGTTGCCGAGATCGAGGGGCTGCCCGGCCTGATGATGCTCGACCACCGGTACCCGGACGAATCCGGCTGGGAGGTCTACGACGCAGAAGACCGCGACGAGGACGAGGCTGCCCATGTCGAGACGGTGTCGCGAGCGATCTACGTCGCGCACGGCGGTGTTCTGCCGGAGCAGGAGAACCACTACCGGCAGTGGGCCGACGGGTACCGCGACATGGCCCGCGCCGCGTTCGCCGCGATGAAGGAGGACAGCGATGCCTGAGCCCGAGTACGAGTACCGCCTCCTCCACCGCGCGGCAGGCAGCGATCACGAGTGGTCGCAGGTCTACACGAACCGCGGCGCCGGCCGCCCGTATCGCACCCTCGGTGCCGCCCGCGGGGTGATGACTCGGGAAAAGACCTACAACGAGTGGGTCCACGGCAACAACCCGGCGATCCCGATGCAGGAGTACAAGATCCAGCGCCGTCCCGTGACGGCCGGCTGGGAGGACGTCGAGTGACCGCCGTCCACGTCACCAACCACTCGCGCCACGTCCCGGGCGACCTCCGCGCCCTGGGCCGCGGCGACGAAGTCGTCCTCCACCCCGACGCCCCGTCCCGCCCCGACTGGTCGGCGCTACTGTGCGCCTTCCCGGTCGCCATCGGCCGCGGTGCCTCCGTGAAGTGGACGAAGTAGGGAGCAGCCATGACAAACGAACTGATCACCTTCATCCGCGCCCGCCTCGACGAAGACGAGCAGATCGCCCGCGCCGCCTCGCCCGGACCCTGGCACACGGACGCCGAGGCCCAGGAGGTCACGGCCGTTGACGGCATCTCGGTCTGCGACGTGTTCGCCCTCAGCAACAACCAGCTCCGGGCGACCGCACACCACATCGCCCGCCACGACCCGGCCCGCGTGCTGGCCGAGGTCGACGCCAAGCGGCGGATACTCGCGCTCGACGAAACGGCGTCCTCCTGGACGAAGGGAACCGCAGGGGCCACAGCAGGCTACGCGCACGCGATTCTCAGTGACACGCTACGGCTTCTCGCCCTGCCGTACGCAGACCACCCGGACTACCGGGAGGAGTGGAGGCCATGACCTGATGCTATCCGTAGAGACCGAGTACGGCGGGTACCGCTTCCGCTCTCGGCTCGAAGCGCGCTGGGCCGTCGCGTTCGACGAGCTCGGCATCGTCTTCGAGTACGAGCCGGAGGGGGTGAAAGTCCCGCTCCGCTTCCGGACGTCCTGGTACCCGCGCGCCGCGGTCATGCGGTACCTGCCGGACTTCTACCTCCCCGAGTTCAACCTGTGGGCGGAGGTCAAGGGCCGCATGGGCGCGCAGGACGACATGAAGACCCTCAACGGCGCCGCGGAGCTCTCCGACCACGGGTCCGACGTCCTGGTCCTCGGGGACGTCTTCCGCCAACCCCGCGGCCAGTCCCGCCGACCGTGGCGGCTCACGTTCAGTGAGGGTGAGCTCGTTGCGTCCGCGTGGCCCGAAACAGCGGTGTACGAGGAGGAGCTGATCGCGTCCGAATCCGATCCGCAGGCCATAGGCCACTCGATCGACCTCCTCCGCGGCTACGTCTGCGACGAGCCTCTCCCGAAGGAGTACCGCGAGGCTTTCCGCGCGGCGCAGCGCGCACGCTTCGAGCACGGCGAGAGCGGCTGACACCAGATTGGAGCCCTATGTTCCCTCCCGAAGTCCGCATCGAAGGCCCGCTTGGCAGCCGCACCGTCACCGTTGGTGGGGTTGAGATTCCGGCAGTCGAGGCCGTGTCGGTGTCCGAAGCCGTCCACGACCTTCAGCGGGTCACCATCACGGTTCTCACGGACCGCGCCACGATCGCCTTCCCGGAGCGCTGATCACGCCCCAAGACAAACGCCCGGATCGCTCACCCCGAGCGGTCCGGGCTTTTCCATTTCCCGCTCCGCCACCCCTGAGCCCCTTGTCCAGCTGACCAAGACCAGAACCGACGAGGAGCCGACCATGAGCGACAAGGACTACCAGGCGATTGCACTCGGGCAAGCCGAGGACCTGAAGAAGCAAGCCGACCGCATCCGCGAACTGATCCGCGAGCGGGACGCCGCGAAGTCAGAGACCGAAGCGGCCTACGACCTCGCCGCGCAGTACGCGGAGCGGTTGGGCGTCGATCTCGCCCGGGACGAAGCTCTCAAGTACGTGGCCCAGTACTGGGAGGCCCGCGGCGGACTGGAGAAGAGACTCTCCGCGCTGGAGACGTTCCATTGGGACGTCCTCACGCTGGAGCGGGAACTCCGAACGGGTGCGGAACGCGAGGACCTTCACCCCAAAGTGCGGAAGCTGGCACTGCGGGTTGCACAACGGATTGTGTCGGTGAGTCAAGGACTCCGCCGAGGCAAGGAGTTGTTCCCGCGCCCCGCCGCTCCGGGTGAAGCGGTGGAGTGAACACCCGTGCTTCCCGAAAGCCCGGGCCTCTTAGGGGGTCCGGGCTTTTTGCGTTTCCCGATTCGCCCAGTTCGAGCCCCCTCACCGAGCGAAAGGGGCAGCCGCCCAACGCCATTTTCCAGGAGCCGCCACCGTGACCTCGTACCAGAAGACCCTCCTGACGACCGCGCTCGACCTCGTCCGCGCGGGCTACTACGTCTTCCCGTTGACGGTCGTACTCGACGAGGCGACCAGCAAGAAGCGCCTGAGCATGCCCTTCCCGCACGCGGAGGGCTGGAACCACCACTCCAGCAACTCCGAGGAGCAGGTCCGCGAGTGGTTCGCCATGCCCCGGAAGTCCATGAAGGGGCTCGCGATCGACTGCGGGAAGTCCGGTGTCGTGGCGGTTGACCTGGACGTCAGCGGCTCCGTGAACGGGCTCGAATCCTGGAACGCGCTCCCCGAGCAGCAGCCCACCCCGATGACCGTGGTGACCCGCTCGGGCGGTGTGCACCGGTTCTACCGCGACCCCTCCGGCCGCATTCGCAACTCAGCCGGCGAGGTCGGTCCCGGGATCGACATCCGCGGCGTGGGTGGCCTGGTCATCACGGCGCCGACGCGGGTTTTCGGCTCTGACGGCGTCTACAGCTTCGGCAACGGCATCACCCCGGTTGCCGAGCTTCCGGAGCTCACCGAGGGGATGATCGAGGTCATCACGGCCCGCCAGGAGACCGCCCGCCCGCGGTTCGATCCGTCGATCCACGGGACATACAAGGTCTCCGAGGAGCAGGGCCGGGAGATCCTCCGCCACCGCCTGGAGCGCCTGGGCACTGGCCGCGGCATGCGCGCCGCGATCTTCGGCTACGCGGTCGGGTACGCCCAGTTCGAAGGCGGGAAGGCTGCCCGCGACGAGGCGACGCTCGACGCGGACTCCGTCGCGGACGCGATCGGTCGCCAGATCCTGGACGTGGTGCCCTGGGAGGCGCTCGATGACGAGGACATGGCGTGGATCGCCGACGGCGTGTCCAAGGGGCTGGCCCAGCCCTGGGAGATCGTGACCAATTCCGAGGTCCTCCCCGACGTCGAGGAGGACGTCCCGCTCGACGAGCTCCTTCAGCGGGTCGCACCGCGGATGCCCGGGTCTCCGAGCAAGTCCCACGCACTCGCGGCACCGGTGGTCGTGGACGAGCTGGAAGGCCGCTACCTCCACGTGGACGGCCTGGGCTGGCACGAGTGGGTGGGTGATCGCTGGTCTCCGGAACCGAACATCCCCGTCCGGAACGCGGTCCAGCGGATGATCCTCCGCCACCGCGCCGAGGCCAACCGGATGCAGAAGGCCCTTGCCAGTAACGAGGAGTACGCGGCGCTCCGCTCCGAGCTCCAGGTCCTCCAGGAGTCCGGCTCCGCCGGCTCGCAACGCGCGCTGGAGGTCCAGAAGCGCGTCGACGATGCCGCGGCATGGGCAGACGACTGGAAGGCCAACGGTTCGTGGTGGTACGCCCTGGGCAACGGCAGGGACTTTGAGCAGGTGATGCGGTTCGTCGAGGCCGACCCGGGCCGCATCTACATCCGCGCAGAGAACCTCGACAAGGACCCGAACCTCCTGAACTGCACCAACGGGACCGTCGACCTCCGCACCGGCGCGATCCGGCGCCACGACCCGAAGGACTACATCACCAAGACGACGAAGGTCCCCTTCGACCCGTCGGCGACACACCCCCTCTGGGACAAGGCCCGCGAGGCGTTCGCCCCCAGGATCGAGGAGTGGCTCCAGAAGAAGGTCGGGGAGGGAGCCTTCGGGCGACCGTCCAATGACGACACCATGCTGTTCAGCTTCGGCGGCGGCTCGAACGGCAAGAGCACGCTGACGGACGCCATCCTCTACAGCCTCGGGGACTACGTCGTGTTCTTGCACGACAAGGCCGTCCTGGGCTCCGACGGCGACCACAGCACGGAGAAGATGGTCTTCCGTGGCGCCCGCTGGGCCGTGCTGGAGGAGCTCCCGGAGGCCCAGGTCCTCCGGCCGGCGATCCTGAAGAAACTGATCGGGACCGCCAAGATCACGGCCCGTCTCATGCGGCAGAACAACGTGACGTTCGACGCCACACACTCGCTCCTGATCAACTCCAACCACCGTCCCCAGGTGCTGGAGAACGACCGGGGCACGTGGCGCCGGCTGGTCGCCGTCCCGTGGCCGTACACGTTCAAGTTCCCCGGCGAGGCGCTGGAGGACTCGGACGAGCGCTGGGCGGACACGAAGGTCAAGCACGGCCTGAAGACCGACGTCGAGGTCCAGAAGGCGGCCCTGGCGTGGATCGTCGCGGGTGCCGTGGCGTTCACGGACGCCGGGGACACCTGTGGTCCTCTGCCGGAGCTGGTCCAGAAGGAAACCGGGTCGTGGCGCATGGAGTCCGACACCTTCGGCGCGTTCTTCGACGCGGAGCTGGTGGTCGACCGACAGGCCGCGGTGTCCTCCGCGGAGCTCCTGAGCACCTACAACGAGTGGCTGGAGGACCTGGGCAAGAAGCCCGTCTCCGACGGCCACGTCGGTACCCGCCTGTCGACCATCAAGGGCGCCAAGGCGGTGACCAACCGGCGAATCAAGCGCAACACCAAGTCACTGACGGTCTCAACTCAGGGCGTGCTGACCAGCCTCCCGGACCAGTTCCGCGCCTGGACCGGTCTCCGCTGGAAGACCGCCGAGGAGAAGGCCGCCGCCCTGGCGGAGTGACTCCTCCGAGCCCGGATCGCTCACCCCGAGCGGTCCGGGCTTTTTCCGTTTCCCGCTCCAGTCCCGCTGAGCCCCCTCCCCCGGTGAACCACTCACCGAGGAGAGAAGCCATGAACTCCAGCCCACGTGCTGGTTCCCTCTGCACCGGATACGGCGGTCTCGACATGGCCGTGGAACGCGTCTTCGGCGCTGAGCTCACCTGGTACTCCGATATCGACCCCGGCCCGATCCGGCTACTGGAGCACCACTACCCGACCATCCCGAACATCGGCGACCTGACGACCGTCGACTGGCAGCAGCTCGCCGAGACCATGCCGGTCGACATCCTCACCGCCGGGTATCCCTGCCAGCCCTTCAGCGTCGCCGGAAAGAAGCAAGGAGCGAACGATGACCGCCACATCTGGCCGCACATCGCCGAAGGCATTCGCGTTCTACGACCCAGAATCGTCGTCCTGGAGAACGTGGCCAACCACCTTCGAATCGGATTCCCCGACGTACTCGGAGACCTGGCCGCGCTGGGGTACCACGCATCGTGGGGTGTCGTCCGAGCTTCCGACGCCGGCGCTCCCCACCATCGAGCACGCCTCTTCGTCGTTGCTGCCGACCCCAACGGTTTCCGACACCAATGGACCGAGAAAGACGCCGAGACGGGGGGGGGGGGGCAGATCTCCGTTCTGAGATTTACCTTCTTGCCAACCCCGACGGCGAACCTCGGGTCGAACGGCGGCCCGCAACCGCCGGAGAAACGTCGAGCGGGCAACCACTCGGTGAGCATCGAGGACGTGGTGGCGTTCCTTCCTCGGTCGAGTGGGGTAAGTACGGCCCCGCGGTCGAGCGCTGGGGCCGCGTAATCGGACGTCACGCTCCTGACCCGCAGACCACCGGTCCTCGCGGCGGGAAGAAGGTTGCCCCGGCCTTCGCTGAGTGGATGATGGGGCTTCCCGTGGGGCACGTCTCCGAGGTCCCCGGGCTCAGCATCAACCAGCAATTGAAGCTCTGCGGAAACGGTGTCGTTCCCCAGCAAGCGGAGCTTGCAATCCGCCTGCTCCTGCCAACCCTCTCGCTCTGACAACGAATCGCCCCGGTCTCACTTCGAGGCCGGGGCGATTTGCGTTTCCCGCTCCTCCGCTCGTGAGCCCCCTTCCTCCACGAAGGACGACGCCCGAGCAACCGGAGCCCCTATGACGATCGACATCGAAGACCTACAAGCCTTCGCCAACCGGCGGGCGGAACTCCGCGCCGCGCTCGACGGCGCCGACTGGGCGACCACCATGGCCGCCACGCAGGCCGGGATCATCACGGCTCAGTCGCTGGGCTTCCGCGCTGAGAAGGCCGCGGCGAAGGCGTTCGGCTGGACTCGTGTCCCGGTGGTCATCCACCGCGGGGACCTCCTGACCCCCGACGGGGAGTTCGTCGAGCTGAAGACCACGACTGGCCCCGGCGGAACGCTCATGCTCCGCCAGATCCGCACGTCCCAGCGCGTGAACTGGCTCCTCGTCTTCGCCGGAACACCCTTCGGCGAAACGGAGATCTTCGCCCTCGACCGACTCGACGTCGAGCACGAATCGCGCGACATGGACGCGGCTCACGGAGTCCGCGCCACCGCCTCCGAGCTCGCGATGACCTTCGACCGCTCCAGCGAGATCTACCACCGCTGGATGGCGAACTACCACCTGGCCACCGTCCGCGAGCTCGACGAGGCCGCCGACGTCGTCAACGACCGAATCCGCCCGTGAGGAGGGAAGACCGTGCAAAAAGCGCTGTTCCTGGACATCGAGACGTGGGGTGTCGAGCACCGGTGGAACAAGACCCCGGAGGAGTTCTTCCGCCTGGGCGGCTACTCCTGGGGGCTCGACGGCGAGGTGGTCCTGACTGAGGACCTGGAGGAGATGCGCCGCGTCATCCGCGAGGCCGACGTGGCTGTGGCCCACAACGGCCACGCCTTCGACTTCTCGGTCCTGTTCGGCAAGCACTCGACGGAGCCGCTGGAGCTCGCACTCGAAAACCGACTCTTCGACACCTGGACCCACGCAACCCTCGTCCACCCCGCACCGTCGAGCTACGTCGACCGCAACGGCCGAGCGTGGTTCGTCCGCGGGCCGGAGGACGCCAAGCGCTGGTTCTCCCTGGACAACCAGGCGTATCAGCTCGGCGTCGCCGGCAAGGCTCAGGACCTGAAGGCCCTCGCTAAGCGCTGGGGTGGCTTCGAAAAGATCCCGACCACCGACCCCGAGTTCCGCGAGTACCTCGTACAAGACGTCGTAGCTCTCCGGGACATCGCACGCCGGCTGTCGGCCCTGGGTTCCCCGACCGATCCGTACGCGATGCGCGAGCAGGTCAACGCCGCGATCGATGCGCAGAACTCCCGCAACGGGTGGCGGGTCGACGTCGAGAAGGCCAAGGCCCGGATCGCAGACCTGGAGGAGATCAAGGAGCGGACGCTCGCGATGCTCCACGGGCGGTTCGGCCTCCCGACCGAAGGCAAGGCGCCACTCCGGACGAAGGCCGGCAAGGAGGCCGTTCTCCGCGCCCTGGCCGAGGTCGGGGTCTCGGAGGACATGCTCCCTCGCACCAAGACGGGCGGGCCGTCCCTGGGCGGTGCGGGATTGGTCGAGGTCGCCGAGAACCTGCCGGACCGAATGGAAACCCCGGTCGACGGTCCGGACCAGGCTGTTGGTTGGGGTGCCTCGACGTCGATCCCCACCGACCCCGAGAAGGCTCGGGAGCTTGCCCAGGCCATCGCCCAGATCGGCGGTCTCCGTCCGCTGGCTGAGCAGGCGCTGAACTACCTCCAGGACGACGGCCGCGTCCACCCGGAGATCTTCACGCTCCAGCGGTCCGGCCGGAAGAGCACGCAGAACCCCGGCCTGACCACCTGGTCCCAGCGGGACAAGAAGAAGCGCGTGGAGAAGGAGTACTTCGTCCCCGACTCCGACGACCACGTCCTGGTGGAGTTCGACTACAACGCCGCCGACGCCCGGATCGTGGCGGCCTACTCCGGCGACGAGGCGTTCAAGGAGCGCTTCGCACCCGGCGCCGACTCGCACCTGATCACGGCCAACGCGGTGTGGCCCGGCATCGGGTACGACCGGAGCATTCCCGAGGTCGAGGAGACCCGGAACGTCGCGAAGGCCCTCGGGCACGCCTACGCCTACCGGGCCGGTCCCCGGACCCTCGCCCGATCGGCCAAGCAGCCGCTCGAAGTGGCCCAGAAGTTCGTGAACGCCATGAACGCGGCCTACCCCAAGGTCACCAAGTGGCAGGAGCGCTCGACCAAGGAGGCCCAGCGCTACGGCTACGTCATGTCTGACTGGGGTCGCCGGATGCCGGTCGAGAAGGACCGCGAGTTCACCCAGGGCCCGGCGCTGAAGGGTCAGAACGGGACTCGGGAGATCGTCGTAGACGGTCTGATCCGCATGGCCCGCAAAGACATTCGGTCGATTCAGATGCTCAAAGCCCAGGTCCACGATGCCCTGGTCTTCAGCGTGCCCCGGGCCGAGCTCGACTACTGGGTCCCGTTCATCAAGGGGTGCATGGAGACCAAATGGGCGCCGTCCGACGGCCGCGGCCAGGAAATTGACTTCCCCGTCGGTGGCGGCGAACCCGCCGAGAACTGGGCCGCAGCGGCTCACTAACCCCGCCCCATCTCAACGTAGGAGCACACCGATGTTCGACAGCAACCTCGTCACGTCCCTGGCCTCTGTCATCCACAAGGCCAGGACCGCCTCCGAGATCGCCCCGATCCTGGAGGACCTCCGGCACAAGCTGCCCGCGGGCTACGGCGTCGCTCGACCGGCCGACGGCGTCCACCGCCCGGTCGAGGCAGTGCTGGTCGCCCAGGAAGACCGCGGGATCACACCCGAGGTCACCACAGCCCTGACTGCCCTCCGCTATGCGCGCCACAACCTGGAGGCCGCGATCGAGGCGATGAACGCCGCTGTGGACCGGTGGCAGGCGCCGCAGAAGTGAAAAAGGCCGGACCCCCATCGCTGGGGTCCGGCCTTTCGTTACGCCCAACGCGTCCACATTTCCACGCGACTGGGCCATATGGGTGATTTAGTGCTGCACCTTTCGCGCAGCCACAAGATTCATTTCCGCAGGTAGACGCACTTTCCGGTGACGCAACCAAGATCTTTCATACCTACCGTCGCGTTGGGATTTCAACGCGTCTGTCCGTAGGCTCCTGTCATCGATCCAATCTCGTGGTCGCTCGGAGCTCTGACCACAAGATCACTCAAAACCCCTGGGAGTAGCCCATGAGCACGTCGCAGACCACGCCCTTGCAGATCGTCCGAGACGGAGGCGCCCTGTACCTGGGTAGCTCCTGCGAACGATTCGGGTGCGGTCACGCCTCCACCGTTCACGACAACAGCGCCGGTCAGTGCAAGGGAACCCGCCAGACGTTCAGCGGCCGGGGTGACGAGCCGTGCCGCTGCATGTCGTTCCAGGCGCCCTACTTCGGCCGCTGATACCGCAGCTCACCCCCAACGCTGGACGAAACGCCGTGAGGCGTCGCCGGGATTGAGACCGGCCTGACGAGTCCCGCGCATTTCTCTGCGCATTTCTCCACGCATTCGTCTGCGCATTTCCCTGCGTAATTCCGCGCAATCAAGGAGCGATCCCGCATGCCCAAAAACAGCCCCCACCTGGAAGAACGCGTCATCCGACAGCGCGAAACCCTGACCAGGATCGCCCCGAACAAGGTCGGCCGGTTCTCCGAGCGGGTCCTCCGCCTGGCCGCAAACGACCGGTTCTCCGAGGCCGTGGCGGCATACAACGCGTCCGCCACCGTCGCGCAGTCCTTCGACAACAAGCCCGACGCGGACGCCTTCGCCGAGATCCTCCGCGGGGACGTCAACGCGCGGTTCGTGGGAGTGGTGTGTCACGAGTCGCGTTGGGATGTCAACGCGGAGATCTTCAGCGGCCCGTCGACCGATGAGCTTGCGCACCTCGCCGCGGACGGGGATGAGCTCGCGTTCTGGGCTCTCTACGCCCGCGTTCTCCCACGGATCGAGCGCAATGCCGCCGACTACGGCGTCCTGAGCTCCACGGACGGACCCGGTGCGGTCTTCGATGAAGACGATGCGCACCAGCGCCAAGTCGAGACCCTGCTGGGGCTGCTGGCAGATCTGGACTTCTCGACCTCGTTCGTCGGCAAGTTCAACGCCGAGGTCCGCGAGGTCTTCCACGAGGCTCGCCGACTGTCGAAGGCGTACACCCTCCCCCAGAACCACGACTACGCCCTGGTCCAGAGCGCCGTCCGCGCCCACGCCGGCGACGTCGAGGCCGCGGCCGAGGACCTGGCCAGCAACCCCGACCGCGCCCGCCACATCTCCCGGGAGAAGTTCTACGCGCTGCTGGCAGCCACCGACTCCGCCCGGTACGCCGAGTTCGACCCCGCGGGCACCGAGGACCAGGCCGACCCGACCCAGGCCGACGTCATGTCCTCCGTCGAGTCCGGGTTCGACAACGCGGGTCTGGAGTCGGTGTGGCTGTCCCTGGGCTGCCGTGAGCGGGAGATCCTGACCCTGCGCTACGGCCTGGACGGCACGGAGCCCAGCACCCCCGAGGAGATCGCGGAGATGCTCGGGCTCACGAAGCGCCGGATCAACCAGATTCTGAAGACCCTCCACGACCGGATCGCCGCGGCGAACGTCGGTTTGTCGCTGGAGTCCGTCCGCGAGCTCGCCGGGTTCCGGCCGCGCAAGCCCGCAGCGAAGACCGCCTCAGAGCTCGCCCCGGTCTTCCCGGTCCACGTCCGCCACGTCACCGATGAGACCGCGGTCCCGACCGTCGCCGAGCGCCGCGCCAACCCCCAGGACGGCGTCCGCGCCCCGCTCCTGATCCGCGTGGGCGAGCAGTGGAGCCGGGTCTACCCCCAGCGCGTCCCGGAGCGCGTCGAGCTCGGAGTCCACCGGTCCAGCACTGAGTTGCGCAGCTGATTTCCCGGTCCGCGGCCGGTGAGCCCCCTCCACCGACGAGGGGCCACCGGCCCACCAACCCCAAGGAGCGAACCATGAACGAGTACTACCCCGAGCCCGGGAAGGCAGAAGCTCTCGCCCGCGCCTACGGGAAGGGTTGGAACGAACACCCACTGGCAACGTCCAACGGCACCTACGAGGAGCTTCGCGACCGTGCAGAGAGGGCGGAGCAGGAGGCCGCGAAGTTCCTCCGTTTCTGGGAGCAGTCGGAGAAGGACCGCGTCGCCGAGGTCGAACGGGCCGGGAAGGCGGAGGAGAAGGCGGACGCCTGGAGGGATCTGGCGCACCGCCGCGTCGAGCTGTGGAAGCGGCACGCGGAGCGACTTCGGCAGGGTGCGAACGAGAACGCCGCGCAGGGCGTCCAGGACCGCCGGCGGGCGGAGAAGGCCGAGGCTGAACGCGCAGCCTGGTGGGAAGCCGCGAAGACCTTCGCACGCGCCTACTACGGCGCCAACGACTTGGCCCAGCAGCACTACGACCGCGCCGAGAGGGCGGAAGCCGCGCTGAACGAGATCCGCGAGCTGGTCCGCGATCACGTGCGATTTCCCGCTGACTCCATCGTCGACGACGTTCGAAACCTGGTCAGCGAGCTCGCGATCCGTACCCACGGGGAGGCCCGGGAGATCCACGACCTCCGCGACCGTGCCGAGAAGGCGGAGGCCAAGATCCGCGAGTACGAGGCGGAGACCTGGATCGACCACGACGGGACGGTCCGGCCGATTCACGAAACCCGCGCCCAGCTCTCCCGCCGGTTGTACGACGAGAACGAGCGCGCGGGACGGGAGAAGGCACGAGCCGACAAGGCCGAGGCCGAGCTGGTCGGAGCCAACAGCCGCGCCGACCACTGGATGGACTTGGCAATCGCCATCGAGGCCGAGTTCGACGAACTGAAGGCCGCCCTCCACAAGCTCTCGAACTGCTGCAACCAGGAGACCGGCGAGTGCACGGGTGACGCCCGATGACCGCCGCATACACCCGCCTTGCCCGATAGGAGCCTGACATGCCCAGCACCCGCTACGCCGAGACCCCACTCCTGAACGTCGAGACCTGCTCACACGGCAAGAAGAACGACGGCGGCATCACGGCCGTAGCCGAGGGCGCCGCGTTCTCCTTCCCCGCCTGCGGTCGCTTCCACCGCGCCACCCGCGACAAGTACGAGGTGGACGCCCGGTGGACCGAGGAGCAGCGCATCGCCGAGGAGCGCCGCGCCCGTCTGGCCCTGGCGCGGGAGGCCCGCCGTGGATGACTACCACTACCGCGTAGGCGTGGTCCGCATTAACAACACCCCGAGCGTCCGGGGTTGGTTGGGTTTCCCCAGGGTTGACGACCCCGCCGCCGGACCGTTCCGCGGCATCGGTGAGGCGATCGACTGGGTTCGGGACCACGGGGGCGGTCGCGTCCGCTACGGCGAGGGGAAGTTCTTCCCCGCCCCAGCACGGGAGGCACGCCGTGGCTGACCTCGACGCACGTATCCGGGCGCGACTGGACCACGGTTCAGCAGATAGCGTGTACGCCTCTGTGGACGCCGTCCGCGCCGTGCTGGACAAGATCGCCGACGCCGAGGAGTTCGGCGACGACGTCGACCTGGACGACATCCAAACCGCAATCGCCCGCGAGCTGGGAGTGGAGACCGATGGCTGACCTCGACGCCCGTATCCTTGCCTACCTGGACGCCCGGATTCGGGCCCGGATCGACTGGCTGTGCGGACCCGGGGACAAGTCCGCCGCCGCCCTCCGCGCCGTGCTGGACCAGTCGACGAAGTGGGACCGTTACGCGCAGCTCGCGCGAGGAGACGGGGACAACCGCCGCGCGGTCGCATACGAACAGGCCGCTTACGACGCCCGGGAGGCAATCGCCCGCGAGCTGGGAGTGCCCTCGTGAGCGGAACCGCCGACCCCTGACCCACAGCCCCGACCGGGAACCACCGGTCGGGGCTTTTTCGTGTCACCCATTTGGCCGCGTAACGAACCCAGAGTAACCCCGATATCCCTTTCGTCCGGGTGGGGGAACGCCCGGCTTACAGAGGGGAATCGGCCGAATGCCGTCCTACCACGTCGTTTCCAGTGCGAGTCCGCGTGCCGCGGTGAAGGCCCGCCGGGTCCGGAACCTCGTCGCCTTACTCGTCCTGGGCTTCGTTGCTGTCATCGGGAGCGGCTGTGCAATCCCTCCGCCCGCCACGAACTCGCCCGCGGGCAACGCCGGCGGAGGCTCCACGGTCGAGATCATCGGGTCCGGCGAGGCGATGGTGACCATCACGGCCGGCGGTACCTCGTCCAACACGGTCCAGCTCCCGCACACGGCTGAGCTCCCCGAGGGATTCGCGTCCGTGTCGGTGAACCGCTCGCCGAGCGTCGAAAGCTACATGAACGGCAAACCCGACACCGCGGAGATCAGGTGCCGGATCGTGCGCGATGGCAAGGTGGTCGACGAGCAGTCCGCGAGCGGTGAGTTCGCGATGGTGACCTGCAACAAGTTCATGTAGCACGCATGGAGAAGCCCCCTTCAAGCCTTCGGGCCGGAAGGGGGCTTTTCGTGTTTTTGAGCTACTTCCCGAGCACGGGCACAAGTTCTTTCAGCAGGTAAGCGCCGCACCAGCGCGACTCCGCGTCGTTGTCGAGGAGTACCTCCTTGGTCAACGCCTTGGCGAGCTTCCGCGCATCGGGCGCGGTCGCTGGTTCGCGTACGACTTGCTTCGCCGTATCCCAGTCCCATTGCGTGAGCTTCGAGACCTCGGAAACCAGGCTCAGGAACTTCACCCTCTGGTCGGTCTCCAGCACATCGATGATCAGCGCCGTGTCTTGCGCTCTGTTCAACTTCGAGAGCACGGCTAAGGCGTTCGCTCGCAGCGTCGACGTGCGACCAGTGCGCACCCACTCCCTCATGTGCTCGATACCGGGCTCGGTGAGCTTCGCTGCCAGGAAGAAGTCAACCGTGCGACTGCTCGGGGATGTGGCGAGCACCCCGGGGTCTCCGTTGTCGATCGATCTTGCCAGTTCAGTCAGGGTCGGCCTGTCGGCCGTCATGACTCGCGGATGGGTGATGTCGCGACGACGGAGCATGTCGTCTCCAATCGGGCCCAGTTGATCCTCGTACCCCCTCACGATAGCTACCGTGGCGGGTCTTCGTCCTGCCTCGACGTTGCTCAGGTGCGACTTCGAGACGTACAACTCTCGCGCCATCGCCGTGAGGCTGACCCCAGCCTCCTTGCGCTTCTGGCGCAGCATCGAACCTACGTCATCACTTGAAAACACCTGAAAACCTCAGAGCCTTCCGTGAACGATCAGTAGCCGCGAGACTACTTGGTGAGCGGCCCCATCGGGAGAGATTCCCGAAATTCCCCCGGCCTCGGTGGGGCTGCTCTTCCATCCGCCTGGAGGTGTCGTAATCCCGTGTTGTCTTTCTGCGACGAGCGGTAGCTACCTGACCGTTCAGCTGACGCCCTCCGGAAATGACCGGTAGGCAACCCGCCGCCCGCTGAAAGCTGCCCCGACCATCACGGGAACTACGGCGTATATGGAGGTGAGGCCCATATCGTTCGGAACATGACGAAGCAGCCCATTACTCGCTACTACAACTTTGGCGTCACGTTCCGGTGGATACGAGGCGATGCCCACATCGCCGTGAAACGTGGCTACGTCTGCGAGGGTCAGGCCTTCGTCGTCCTCTGGCAACCGCCGTACGAGATCAGGGACAGACCGGGCGACGACCCGCGGAACGACAAAAGGACCTGGATAGCAACCATCCCCGTTAACCCCATTCGGTGGGATGACGACAGGTATTTCGTCAACACCGCGTGTGCGTGGGCTCTCAAAAACCCCAGGTTCGTTGATCTCAAAAACCGCACCGACACATAAGGAGATAATGCCGTGCCGTGCAACCACACCTACCAGCAGGACAGTGATGGGATCTGGGTCTGTACTCAGTGCGGACAGCGTATGTAGCCGTTGACGCTTGTTCGGTGCAGGGTTGCCGGGGGAATGCAAAAGGCGCGATTGGAGACCCCTCTCGATGAGATCGGGAGGGGTTCTCTTCTTTGTCCGGACGGGTGACCAGGGACCGGGCACAGACGCACACCGAAGCGCTACCGTCTCAGTCTGCGTCGTAACCGACCGGGACCAGGTTCACGCGCTCGTCGGGTTTGAACCGGTAACCGCGCCCCCGTGCCTTCTTGACCTCCACCCGCTCGAACGCCAAGCGGAGAAGCTCCCTGCGCTCGTCGTTATCCCCCTGGGACTCCCAGGCTTCGAGGACGAGTTCCGGCTCCAGAAACCCGCCGATATCCAGCGCCCCCGGGCCGAGGTCAGCCCTTCGCTTCACGAGGGTCACGAGCGCCCCTGACACCTTCTCGTGCAGACGCGCGTACCTGTCGGTCCCGCCTGGATCAGAGAACTCGCCACGCTCGTACCGAGCGGCCTCCAGGTCTGAGAGCCTTGCTTCCGCGTCCGCGATCCGCGCTTCGAGCTCGTCGCGTTCGTTGGCGCCCGCGGGGTCCGTGTAGCGCCCCCAGCGCTCGGCGACCGCGATCAGGAACGGGTCCGGGTTGTCCGGGTCGAACGTCGCACCCGAGAGCCGGTCGAACCACTGCCCGACAACGTAGCGGTCCAGTACCTCAACCATCGCGCTCGCGCCGGGGCAGTGCCCGCCGGAGCGCTTCGAGCCGCAGACGTAGGAGCTCCCCGAAGCCGACATCCGCGCCCCGCACTCGCAGTAGACCAGCCCTGTAAGGAGCGCCGTCGGCTTTCGCTTCGGCCGAACCCCTTTCCATGTTGGTGTCGTGCGTTCGGCGATCCGTTTAAGGATCAACTGCCGTTCGGTCGGGGATATGAGCCTCTCGTCCTCGTCGAGGATCTCGACGACGTCTCCCGTCTCTGGGTCCCGGTACGGCTGTATATCGCCGGTGTAGACGGTCTCCCCGGTCTCCGGGTCGACCCGGGTAGTCGAGATGGGCATGAGACCCGCCAACGTCGGGGATTTGAGGATCTGGGCGATGGTCCCCGCAGTCCACTGCTCTCCGCGCGACGGTTTGACCCCCTCCGAGTTCAACGCCCGCGCGATCTTCACCATCGATAGACCGCCCAGGTATCTCGAAACAATGTCCCGGATGACCGGCGCAGTCGTCGGGTCACGCTCCAGGCCGTTCTTCCCGCTTCGGAGCCCGTACGGCAACGGCCCTCCCAGCCAACCGCCCGCCGGCCGTAGGTGATCCTTCGCGTTCTTCACCCGGAACGACAGGGTTTCGGACTCGTCTCGCGCGCGCTCCGCAAGGAAGGCAATCACGGACCGGTGCCCGGAGACGCTGGAGTCCAGCCCGTCCACGACGAACACGATTCGAGAGCCGACGAGCTCCAGCTGATCGAGGACAAGCCCGACCTGGCCGATTCCTTGCCGGCTCAGGCGATCGAGCTTCCAGACCACGAGAGTCGAGACCTCGCCGGACGTCGCAGCCCTGATCGCCTCGGTGAACGCCGCGCGCTTAGTCCGGCGCTTGTACCCCGACCGCCCTCGGTCAATGTGGCGCGTACGGACGCGAATCCCCTGGCGCTCACACCACGCGGTGCAGTCTGCGTCTTGCCGCTCGATCGCGGTCTTGCCCTCCCTGTCGAGGGACAACCGCAGGTAGAGGTCTGCCAGCTCGTGGGCCAT